CAGGTGGATTCCAGGAACTAACAAAGTACGTTGAGCGTACACCGTTCGTTGCTGGTGCAGTAGGCGTTATCGAAGGCGCTTTCATCGTTGAGACACCACGTGTTCTAAACGGTCTAAAGCTTGCTACAGGTATCACACCTACAGTATCAATCACCAACGTTGCTTTGACAACAAACGTAGTAACAATTACTACAGCAGTTGCTCACGGTCTTGGTGTAGGTCAGGTTGTAACAGTTGCTGCTACAACAAACACAGCAGTTAACGGAACATACACAATCGCGTCTGTTCCATCAACAACAACATTTACCTATGCACTAACAGCATCTAACATCACATCAGTTGCTGACACAGGTACTGTTACATTTACTAACAACTACCGCGCAATCGTCGCAGGTCGTGAAGCATTGGCTGAAGCACAGGCTGCAGACATCTCAACCGTTATCGGTCCAGAGATTGACGCGCTACGTCGCTTCCGCACAATCGGTTGGTACTACTTCGGAGGCTTTGCTCGCCTTCGTGAAGCTGCTCTCTATCGCATTGAGTCAGCAGCAACAAACGGATAATTCCCGTTATTGCTCGGCAGGGGGTGGGGAAACCCACCTCCTGTCACTTAGGAAAGGTTGGATATGCCATACACACTAATGACTCCTTACCAGTGGCAAACTTGGGGGGCAGGTAATGATGAGTTCACTCCATACTCACGCCTTGCAGGTCGTCGCTTTAACGGTGGCACTATTGATGGAGCTATCGCTCCTAGTATGACAGATGTTCCACGCGGTCAAACTTTAATTGTTAATGGAACTCAGGTTATAGCCACATTAACTCCAAGCCAAGATGATCTAGCAGCAGCTAGTTACTACTTTCTTGGTGGTCACGAATATACCCTTAGTGATTATCAAGCCCAAGTTCTTATTGATGCAGGATATGGAAGTTGGTTAACTGCGGTATGAGTTTACACAGACGAACTACGCACCCTGAGTATGTAGAAGATTGCTTCGGTTGCAAAGTAGGAGAACTAGAGTTGAATGTAGGTGCAGCAAACCACAGAGGTTTACCTACAGCCAAGCAGCACGATAAGGAACTACAGTCTTATTATGATGCTACGCGACAGGGTATAGAACCACGTTCAACAAAGAGTAAAGATATAGATGCAGCAGTTCAACTTTCCAACGAAGCCGGTAAAGCATTCGATGGAATCTCAATGACATTTAAGGAGTAGTAATGAAGAACTCAGAAAACGGAATGATGGATGATATGGGTATGGAAGAAGATCTAATGCCTTATCCAGCATCAGACAAGCAGTATCCAGGTGCAGCAAAGTATTCATCATATGAATCAATCCAAACAGGAGCAATGGGAAAGGCAGCAAAATGAAGAAGAAGCCAATGGCAGGAATGTGCAAGAAGTGCGGTAAGTCAAAGAAATCTTGTAAGTGCTAAATGAACAAGGCAGCTAAGAAGGCTAAAGTAGCCAAGGTTATGAAAGAGTTCAAGGGTGGAACACTTCACTCTGGCAAGAAAGGCCCAGTAGTAAAGGGCAAGAAGCAAGCAATTGCTATTGCACTATCTGAGGCAAAGATGTCTAAGAAGAAAATGGGTAAGAAGAAGTAAATGGCAAAGTCTCCAGCGTGGCAGAGAGCAGAAGGTAAGAACCCAAAGGGTGGCCTGAATGCAAAAGGTCGTGCCTCTGCCAAGGCTGCGGGTATGAACCTCAAGCCTCCAGTTAAGAAAGCTGAGGCTGCTAAGTCTCCTAAGTCTGCAGCAAGGCGTAAGTCTTTCTGTGGTCGTATGTGTGGGATGAAGGCTAAGAACACTTCTAGTAAGACAGCAAAAGATCCGAACTCAAGAATCAACAAGTCGCTTCGCGCTTGGGATTGTAATTGTAAATAAAGGAGCAATAGGTGGCACTAGGACAATACGGTACAACGTTATTAGATGAACTTAATCGTTTGGCTAATGGTGGCACCTATCGAGCACCAGGCGAAATGGTTGGCGAAGCACTTGCTGCAAAGCAATGGGCAACAGCGCGTTCAGTATCAACAAACTTAACAGACACAGTGGGAGTTCTAAATGCGATTGCGGGTACGACTGACACTAATCGCCTTGATTACAATGGCGTATGTAACATTATCGCTGGTACTTTTCAACTACCTGCAGCGCAAGCTCTCAGAGCGGTGTCATCTTGAGTGCTAAATACAACTTGGTCTGTGACCAAGCAACTACATTTAATTTTGCATTTCAGATTCTCAACGACAATACTCCTTGGGATCTAACAAACTATGACGTTACTATGACAGTGCGTCCATTCGTTGGTGCAACTACTACAACTGTAGTAGCAACCAATGATAATGGTCAGATTGCAGTTGATGGACCTAATGGTCGCATCACAGTAACTCTCAGCGCTGCAACTACTGGTGCAATTGCTGCCAGCCGTTATTCATATGATCTAGTAGTAGATTCAGGTAGCGTAGTTACACGCATACTTGAAGGTAAGTTTATCGTGACAGGAGCGGTGACAGTATGACAACAATCATTGTTATAGAAAACATCACGCCACAAGTAGCGGTAGAATTTTCACAGGACCAAGGACCGCAGGGTTCTCCAGGCAACACTGGACCGACAGGAGTAACAGGTGCTACAGGAAGTACTGGACCGACTGGCCCGACGGGTGCCACCGGTCCTACTGGAATTACAGGACCCACAGGTCCTACAGGCGCAACGGGCGTTACGGGAGTCACAGGTGCAACAGGACCTGCTGGCGCTACAGGAGTCACGGGAGCTACTGGACCTACGGGACCAGTTGGCGCAACTGGAACGACAGGAGTCACAGGTGCGACAGGACCTGCAGGAGCGACTGGCCCACAAGGGGCCACAGGCCCACAGGGTGTAACTGGAGACATCGGACCTACTGGTATTCAAGGTCTAACAGGCCCTGCAGGGGCTACAGGACCCACTGGAGCAGACAGCACAGTGCCAGGTCCAACAGGTCCAACAGGCCCTGCTGGTGCAACTGGCCCTTCTGGTACTGCTGGAGCCAATGGTGCAACAGGCGCTACGGGTCCTTCAGGAGTAGACGGAGTTACTGGTCCGACTGGACCTACAGGTCCCGCTGGAGCAACAGGCCCTGCAGGAACTAATGGAGCTACTGGTGCTACAGGACCGACAGGTGCTGCAGGTGCTACCGCTGCAATCTCATACTCATACAGTGCCACCGCAGGACAAACAACATTTAGCGGTACTGATCTAAACTCACTGACTCTTTCATACACAGTAGGTGCTGAACAGGTATACCTCAACGGCGTACTTCTTGTACGCACTACCGATTACACCGCTACCAATGGAACATCAGTTGTATTGGCATTGGCAGCAACTGCCAGCGATACCTTAGTTGTAGTTGCCTATGGCGCATTCAATGTTGCTAACACTTATACAATTGCACAGACCGATGCAACTTTTCAAACAAAAGCTGGCGCTGGCTTAACTGCTAACCCATTGTCACAATTTGCTGCAACAACATCCGCTCAATTACTAGGTGTTATTTCAGATGAAACTGGTTCAGGTGCTTTAGTTTTTGGAACTGGTCCAACAATTACTCCTGCTGCTGGAACAACAGCAATTGCAACTAGCGGTGCTGGTTATATGGGCTTGCCACAAAATGCAACAACAACAGGTGCTGTTACAGTTGCAGCAGCAGATGCTGGAAAGCACATCTATTCAACTGCAACTCGTACAATTACAATTGACTCAAATGCTAACTTAGCATTACCAATAGGAACAACAATTACATTTATTGCAGGAACAGGTGCAACGGTAACTATTGCAATCACAGCCGACACAATGTGGCTAGCGGGTGCAGGAACTACAGGTTCTCGTACACTTGCAGCATTTGGTATGGCAACAGCAGTAAAAATTGCATCAACTACTTGGATCATTAGTGGAAACGGCTTAACTTAATGACTGGTGTTTTGGGTGGAGTGATTGGCTCACTTATAGGAACTCCTACAACATCGGTTGAATACCTTGTTGTTGCAGGAGGCGGTTCAGGTGGAGTTAACTATGGTGGTGGCGGTGGTGCCGGAGGTTACAGAACTGCATCAGGTCTTTCAGTCTCATCAGGAACTTCATACACAGTTACTGTAGGTGGCGGTGGTGCTATTTATTCTAATAACGGTAGCAATTCTGTATTTGCTTCAATCACCTCAACAGGTGGTGGCGGTGGTGGAAACTTTCAAGATTATCAGACACCCTTACCTGGTAAAACTGGCGGTTCAGGTGGTGGAGGTGTAGGTGGTTATCCAACTATTACCTCTGTTGGAGGAAGCGGTACAGCAGGACAAGGTAATGGTGGTGGTAACGGAGCAGCTTGGTCATCTCTTAGATACACAGCAGGTGGCGGAGGCGGCGCTGGTGCAGCAGGTGGCAACGCGGTTTCAGGTTCAAATGCTGGATCTGGTGGCGCTGGTTTGCAAAGTTCAATTACAGGTACTGCAACATTTTATGCAGGCGGTGGAGCGGGTGGATGGCTTGCTGAAAATGGAACAAACATTGGATCAAGGGCTATTGGCGGTTCAGGTATTGGCGGTGGCTGGAACGGATCAGTTGTTGTTGGACCAGATGGTGTAGTCAATACAGGCTCAGGTGGTTGCTCGCAGGGTCAAAATACTGGAGATGGGTTTGTATCAGGCATAGGTAATGGTGGGTCTGGTGTAGTCATAGTTCGTTACTCTGACATATTTAGAGACTTAAACGTTGACGCAGGACTTGTCTACACAAAAACTGTAACTGGTGGATATAAGATATTCAGGTTTACATCTGGGACAGGGACGGTGAGGGTCTGATGGCACATTATGCTTTTCTTGATGAAAATAATATTGTTACAGAAGTAATAACTGGTAGAGATGAAACTGAAATTGTTGATGGTATTTCAGACTGGGAAACTTACTACGGTAATCTACGCAATCAAACTTGCAAACGAACATCATATAACGCAAACATACGCAAGCATTATGCTGGGCTAGGTTACTTCTATGATGAATTATTAGATGCTTTTATTCCGCCTAAATGCCACGATGAAGCTGAGCTAGATCAAGAAACCTGCGCTTGGAATTGCGCTAATCAATCCCACAAGGAGCTTATTAAATGACAAGAGCAAGAGATGTAGCCGACACACAAGACAACCTCGGCGGTGCGGTTGCGCCGTTTGTGGCTGGGAAGAACAAGATCATCAATGGTGATTTCTTTGTAAATCAAAGAGGATTTACCAGTACGACAACAAGCAGTACCTATGGATTTGATCGTTGGTTTATTGGATATTCTGGTGGCACTGTTACTTATTCAGCACAAACATTTACTTTAGGAACTGCGCCTGTTGCTGGTTACGAAGGAACAAACTTTGCTAGGGTAGTAACAGCCTCACAAAGTGCTGCTGGAAATTTTACTTATTTGCAGCAACGCATAGAAGATGTTAGAACTTTTGCTAATCAAACAGTCACAGTTTCCTTTTGGGCTAAAGCAGCCACTGGTACTCCCAGCGTTGGTGTAGTATTTGAACAACAGTTTGGCACAGGTGGTTCTGGAACAGTTGTAACTTCTGGTGGCACAACAGCAATTACTACTTCTTGGGTTAGGTACTCTAAGACAATATCAGTTCCATCTATTGCTGGAAAAACTATTGGAACTGGAACTGTTGCCCTTAACTTAGGTTTAATGACTAGCGTTGGTACTACTATTTCTGGTGCTGGTTATCCTGCTGTTGGTCTTCAAAACGAAACCATAGATTTCTGGGGAATACAAGTCGAAGCTGGCAGCGTAGCCACACCATTCACTACCGCATCAGGCTCAATCGGTGGCGAACTGGCATTGTGTCAGCGGTACTACGCAGTCTATAGAACCTATGTTGTTACTGCCAGTCCTTTTGGACAAACGGATTTGAGACCAGCAATGAGAGTTACCCCAACCGTTGGCGGCGGTGGTACTGGATTTACACTTCTTGATAATTCAAACACTATGGTTTTATCTCTCCAAACTGCAGCCGCAGTACAGGGCTTAACTTTTGATTCGGAGTTGTGATTTTTATGTACAAAAAAATAACTACTTTATTGGGTAATGAATTTATTATTAAATTTGAAGTTGATAGTCCTGAAATGTGGATTCCTGAGGACCCAGCCAACTCTGACTATCAAACATACCTCAAAAGCCTAGAGGCTTAGTATAGGATTCTCCTATGAGATTCCACGTTATTAGCCTGCCTCATACGCAGACAACCAAAGATTATGTCAACTGCGCCTATACAGAAAAGGTACGCCGATTTTGTATGATGATGAAAGGGTTAGGCCATACGGTCTACCTCTATGCTAGCGAAGACAATGAAGCACCAGTAGATGAACTGATTACCTGCATCACTAAAGAGCAGCAAGCAGAGGCCTTGGCTGGTAAGCACTTTACCGAGGCAGAGTTTAATAATGAACTACCTCACTGGCAGATCTTTAATGGCAACGCCATCAAGGAGTTAGGCAAGCGCCTAGAGCAAAAGGATTTCATCTGTGTTATCGGTGGTGCTTCACAGAAGCCTATCGCAGATGCTTACCCAAACCACATAACAGTAGAGTTTGGTGTTGGCTACGGTGGAATCTTTAGCAAGTATAAAGTCTTTGAGTCATACGCTTGGATGCATAGTATCTATGCGATGTTCAAGAACCCAACAAGTGTAGATGGCAACTTCTATGATGCGGTAATTCCAGGATACTTAGAACCTGAGATGTTCCCATTGCAGGAGAAGAAAGAAGATTACTACCTATACGTAGGACGTATGGTAGATCGCAAAGGTTTAGTTGTTGCCCAGCACGTATGCAAGGAACTAGGACTCAAACTGATTATGGCAGGTCCTGGTAAAGATCCTAAGATTGAATACGGTGAATGGGTAGGACCAGTAGGAGCAGAAGAACGAGCAAAGTTAATGGGTGGTGCTATTGCCCTATTTGCTCCAACGCTCTACATAGAACCTTTCGGTAACGTTGTTATCGAAGCACAAGCCTGTGGTACTCCAACGATTACTACAGACTGGGGTGCGTTTACAGAGACCAATCCACAAGGTGTTACTGGATATCGTTGCAGAAATGCAATGGAGTTTGCAGTAGCTACAGAGTGGGTGAAGGATCTAGACCCAGTAGCAATACACAAGCGAGCAGTATCTCTATATTCATTAGATGCTATCGCACCACAATACGAGCAATACTTTGCACGACTGCTAACTCTATGGGGAGATGGCTGGTATGAGAGGAAATAATGCCAACACTGGACGAACTGGTAGACGAAGTAAAGGCTAACCTACAAGGTTACTCACTACGTCAGGACCGTATTACATATGTTGCCAACCCTGCTGGTTTAACAACTACCAGCTCTGAGATCACTGTTGGCTCATCTTCTAACCTAGCCAAAGGTCTTATCGAAATTGATGATGAACTCATCTGGATTGATTCCTTTGACAAGGCCAACAACAACCTTAACGTGGTGCCAGGATTTGGTCGTGGCTTTCAAGGAACTACTGCCTCACCTCACGCACAGTATGCTCAAGTAACCCTATCTCCTACCTTTCCTCGCAACAATATCAAGAAGGCAATCAACGATACGATCAACAGCTTCTATCCTAAGCTCTGGATTGCTGCTTCTTACACATTTACTTTTAACGCATCTCAGGTTACATACCCATTACCTGATGATTGCGAAGATGTCTTGTTTATCTCTTGGCAGACTACAGGTTCTAGCCAAGAATGGCTACCGGTTAATCGCTGGCGCTTAGATGGTATGGCAAATGCTGCCACCTTTAATACACAGAATACGATAAACATTTATGAGAACGTACAGCCTGGTCGTACAATTCAAGTTTGGTACACAGCAACACCTAACACTCTTGACGCCAACACAGATGATTTTGCTGACGTATCTGGCCTACCAGATTCTTGCAAGGATGTTGTCGTACTGGGAGCCGCATACAAGTTACTGTCTTACCTTGACGCAGGACGAATCAATCTCTCTAGTGCTGAAGCGGATCTAAACGATTCCAAGATCCCATCATCTGCTGGCGTTGCTGCATCTCGTTACATCTTTGCTTTATTCCAACAGCGACTCAACGAAGAAGCGTTGAAGTTAGCTGACAAGTATCCAATTCGTATCCACTACACCCGATAAGGAAAACCAATGACACGTAAATACTCAAGCATAAGCGTCCAGACAACGCTAGCCTCTGGTATCTCAAACTCTGCTACATCTATGACTGTGGCTACTGGTACTGGTGCTGCCTTACTTGGTGGTGTAACGCTAGCCTCTGGCAACATTGATACATTCTCAGTTGCTATTGACCCAGATACCCAGAACGAAGAGATTGTTTTTATCACTGCTAACTCTAGTGATACCTTTACTATCGTTCGTGGTCAGTCAGGATCTAGTGCAATCTCACACTCAGGTGGTGCAACAGTAAAGCACGTCTTTGTATCAGAAGCACTTAACGCTTTTGAATCAGGACTCAATGAGACTATCCCACTTAACAACCAAACTGGCACAACATACACATTGGTAGCCAGTGATGCTGGAGATCTAGTAACTCTTACTAATGCATCACCTATTACTTTAACAATTCCATTAAACTCAAGCGTAGCATTTGCTACCGGAACTCAGATTACTATTACTCAATCTGGATCAGGTAAAGTAACAGTTGCTGGAGCAGTTGGCGTTACAGTCAACTCTGCTGATGGATTCTTAAGTCTTAGGGGTCAATACTCTGCAGGAACTCTTATTAAAACTAATACAAATAATTGGATCTTAATTGGAGATACAAGCGCCTAATGAAAATCCTTGGAACAGTTTCATCTTCTAAACGTAGAGTGCCAGGTGCGCCAACGATTGGGACAGCAACAAATGTTGGGACTGGTCGTGCCTATAACGATGGTGCTGCAGTAGTAACCTTTACTGCACCTGCCGCTGGAAGTCTCCCTATTACTTCCTATACGGCTACCTCTAGTCCTGGTGGATTCACAGCCACTGGTGCTTCTTCACCGTTAACTGTTGCAGGTTTGCAGTCTAATACAGCCTATACATTTACTGTAACTGCAACTAGTTCTATTGGCACAGGTGCAGCATCTGCTGCCTCTAATAGCATCACAGCAACTACTGTTCCACAAGCACCTACAATTACTGTTGCCGATGTAGGCACTAGCCGTGCATACAATAATGGAGCTGCAACAGTTACCGCAACAGGTGGAGCAACTGGTGGTTCTGCCATCACTTCTTACTCAGCAGTTTCAAGTCCTGGAAGTTTTAGTGCAACTGGCTCATCCCCATTGACTGTAACTGGTTTGGCATCATCAACATCGTACACATATAGTGTTACAGCAACCAACGCTAATGGAACTTCGACAGCAACTGTCTCTAGTGCTTTAACAGCAACTACAGTTCCACAGGCTCCTACTATTGGTACTGCTACTGGCGGTAATACATCAGCAACTGTTGAATATACAGCAGGTGCAACTGGTGGCAAGGCAGTATCTGCCTACACAGCAACATCTTCTCCAGGTTCATTTACTGGAACAGGGGCAAGTCCAATCACAGTTTCAGGTCTTACTAATGGAACTGTTTATACATTTACAGTCACAGCAACTAACGCTAATGGAACATCAGCAGCTTCAGCTGCATCTAACTCAGTGACTCCTGCCCCTAAACCTGTTGTAACTGGTGGAACTCTTAGTTCAGACGCAACTTATTTCTATCGCACCTTTACAGGTAATGGAACACTTGGTGTTTCTGTGGTTCCAATTTCTGTTGATTATCTTGTAGTCGCTGGTGGCGGCGCCGGTGGCGCTGCTTTTAACGTTTTTACTGGCGGTGGCGGCGGCGCGGGAGGTTTGCGTAGTTCATCTGCAACTCTTGGCGTTGGGTCATATTCTGCCGTAGTTGGCGCTGGCGGTACAGCAACTGGCGCTGGAAGCGCTTCATCATTTAATGGATTAGATACAACTGGCGGAGGCGGCTCTGGGTACTTTATAAATCCCGCTGGTTCTGGTGGTTCTGGCGCTGGCGCGGCTGGTGCTAATGTTGATTATACTGGTGGATCGGGCAATGTTGGAGGTTATTCACCACCAGAAGGTTACGGTGGTGGTAACGGTATTGGCTTTGGCCCAGGTGGTGGCGGTGGTGGTGCTGGTGGCGGTGGCAATACAGGCACTAAGCTTTCAAGTACGGCTTCTAACGGTGGTAATGCTGGTAATGGAAATTCAAGTTTTGGAGCGTGGGCTTCTGCAACTGGAACTGGCTCAAGTGGATATTATGCTGGTGGCGCTGGTGGCGCTGGTCAGTTTGTTTCAGGAACGGGTGGCTCTGGTGGTGCTGGTGGTGTAGGCGGCGGTGGTGCTGGTGGTCTGGGAAATGTCAGTGCAGGAACAACTACCCTAGGAACCAATGGAACTGCAAACACAGGTGGCGGTGGTGGTGGTTCGTCTGGAGATGGTTCAGGTTCATTTCAAGCGGGTGGCAATGGTGGTTCAGGAATTGTAATTGTTCGTTATCTAAAGACGGCGGTATAACTATGTCACATTGGGCAGAGATAGATGAAAACAATATCGTAATACAAGTAACCACTGGAGACAACAATGATCCAAATGGTGATGAAGGCTACCAATGGTTGATTGACAATCTTGGTGGTACTTGGATTCAGACTTCGTATAACAATAACTTTAGAGGAACTTACGCTGGTATTGGAATGACATACGATCCAGTTAATGATGTATTTGTAACACCTGAACTACCTACAGAATAATTAAGGAGACATAGTGGCCTACGGCGACGACATCACAGAGGGAATACCCTACGTACTTTCCAATCCAGCAGGTGCCACTAACTTCTCATCTACTGGCGAGGCCTACGATATAGCTATTGCTGGTCTACCGTTCTTCTTGCTCAACTCTGATGATGCACCTTATCGTCGTGTCACAGCTCAGTATCGTAAGCAACAGATTGACCAGTCACGTGAACCAGGTGAACAGACGCTCACAGGTTGGTGGCTACGTAGCCAGTCATCATTTCACTATGGACAAGGCATCAAGTTCTTTGAACCTATTCAAGATGAGTCGCTTCGCTTTCAGTACACAAAGTCTAAAGGTATAGATGTCTGGACTAAGGGACAGGCAACCCTGCTCAAGTCTTGCGATAGCCAGCACACAGTTACTGGTGGTATTCAAACCAATGGTCGTCCTTGGCAGTATGCCCGATCTATTCAGTGGACCACAAGCAGTATTAAGTACGACGGTATTCTTCTTTCTGATGAGTATGACGTAGACAAAGTATTTCCTGCGATCACTGTATCTATTAGCAATAAGGCATTGACCTCTAACGTAGCAACGCTGACAACTACAGCAGTACACGGTTTATGTATCGGTATGCAGATCACCATTACTGGTGTGGATGCAACCTTTAACGGTGAGTACCGCATTACATCTGTACCTACGACTACTACTTTTACTTATGCAAAGACTGCATCTAACGTAACATCTACTATTGTATCTCCAGTAGGCACTGGCGTAGCTGAGGTTATCCACTTCATTGACTACAACGCAGGCACAGATGATCCTGTCTATGCTATCTGCGATGATGGAGTATACGCTTATTGGGTTACCAATGACGTAGCATCTGGCAAACTAGAAGTAAACAAGAAGTTGCTTACTGCAGATTCAACAACAGCAGCAACAGTTATGTTTAGCACTCCTGGTATTACAGTGACTAATGCTGTTATTGAGTACACCAAGGAACGTCTTGTGATGTGTGTTAACGACAAGGTGTATGAGTTCTCTAGCACAGCAACAGCATTACCTACTGCGGTCTATCAACACAATGACGTAGACCACGTATTTACTAGCATCACATCAAGTGGCGCTGCTATCTACATCTCAGGCTACAGCGGTATCCAATCTAACATCTACAAGTTTACGCTGACAGGTACAGGTAATATGCCTACGCTGACCAGTGCTATCACTGCAGCAGAACTACCAGTAGGTGAGATTGTATTTAAGATCTCTTACTACCTTGGCAATCTGGCTATCGGTACTAACCAAGGTATGCGTATGGCTGATGCCAGTCAACTTGATGGTTCCATTACATATGGTGCTTTAATCTTTGAATCAGATCAACCAGTCTATGACTTTGCTTTCCGTGATAGATATATCTGGGCAGCATCTGGTGTAGAAGGTCAGGTTGGCGTTACTCGTATAGATATGGGTCAACCATTAGGTAACCTACAGTTCCCTTATGCCTGGGACTTGTATGACCCATCAGATACATTAGCCCATTACACAACAGCCTGTGCATTCCTTGGCGATACCAACCGCCTTGCATTCTGCAACGCTGGCAATGGTTCTGATGGAACTATCTATATTGAATCAGCATCTACTTTAATTGCAGAGGGAACTATTCGTACAGGTTACGTACGCTACAACACCCTTGAACTTAAGATCTACAAACTGATGCAAGCTCGCGTAGATACCACTAATGGTGGGTTGTACGTTGACTCTATTGACTATGCAGATAACTTCTACCGCATTGGTACCTTTGCACAGGAATCAGTAGTGCCAGAGGTAAACATTAACTATCCTCAAGCATCTCAAGAATACCTTGGATTCCAGTTTACTTTGACTCGTTCATCTACAGATGTAACTAAAGGTCCACTGTTTACTGGTTACCAGATCAAGGCGCTACCTGCTATCCCACGTCAACGACTTATCCAGTATCCATTGTCTTGCTTTGACCACGAGTCAGATCACTTCGGAGTTGAGGTTGGCTTTGAAGGTTCTGCCTATGATCGTATGAGTCAGCTTGAATCTGTTGAAAACATAGGTGACACCATCCGTGTTGAAGACTTTAGAACTGGTGAGTCTTATATTGGACTCATCGAAGAGCTTGACTTCATCAATAAGACACCATCAGATAAGCGCTTCACCGGCTACGGTGGAGTGCTCTTAGTGACAATAAGAACCGTCTGATGGGAGCGCGAGGATACCAACCCAGAGACAGGACTTGCTCTATTGAGTCTTGTAATAAACCTCATAAGGGTCTTGGCTATTGCACTGGACATTTGCAGAGATTAAGAATCACTGGTGATTTACAAGTAGAAAAACCTTTAGATCCTGCCTATGAACCTAAACAAAACTCTTACGGATATATGGTTTACAAGAAGAATAACAAAACAGTAAAAGTACATAGAGAAGTAATGGAAGAACACTTAGGTAGACCATTACTATCGCACGAATCAGTACATCATAAAAACGGAGATCGGGCAGACAATCGAATTGAGAACCTTGAACTCTGGTCAACCAGTCAACCATACGGGCAACGAGTAGAAGATAAAGTCAAGTGGGCTTTAGAGATACTTGAAACCTACCAAACCATTAGGACGGTCTAATGCAGGCACAAGACTACGCAACAGTTGCTGTTGCAGTATGCACAATTATAGGTGGCTTCATTGGCGCTGTTAAATGGTTGGTCAAACATTACCTCAATGAACTTAAGCCTAATTCTGGATCAAGCCTCAAAGATTCCGTCATAAGACTGGAAGAAAAAGTAGAAATTCTATATCAGATAATGATTCAAGAAGGAAAGAGATGAACGATGAAACCTGTTGCAAAGAAAGCCACGCCTGCCGCTATTGCTGTCCTTCGACAAGCCACAGCGATATGTCCTTCCCGCAAGAAAGCCTCGGATGGTTTACTTCCATCAGCAGCACACATACACCAGAATCCTAATTCAGATCACAACACTGGATATGGTGTTGATTTAACACACGATGCCACTAATGGAATTGATTGCTTTGATTTGTTTGAACAACTTAAAGTAGACAAGCGCGTAAAGTATTTAATTTTTCACGGAAAGATCTGGTCTGTAAAGAACGGTGAATCCAAGTACGACGGTATCAACCAACACAACAAGCATCTTCACATCTCAATTAAAGACGGATGTGGAGATGACACTTCCCCTTGGTTCCCTTGGCTGGGAAAACCAAAGGCTGTCAACAAAGTTAAGGCAGTAGTTAAGCCTTTACCTAAGAAGAAGGAGAACCAATGAACAAAACAACAAAGGCAGTACTCGCATCATACCTCCGTGCAGCAGTAGCATCCGTGCTAGCTCTGTACCTTGCAGGTGTAACAGATCCAAAGGCACTAGCAGCAGCAGGTGTATCTGCAATCGCAGGTCCACTATTGAAGTGGCTAGATCCTAAGTCAGCAGACTTTGGTCGTGGGTCTAAGTAACCCATAGCGCGAGGCAAACGAAGAGGCTCACCCCGAAAGGGGTGGGCTTCTTTTTTTATGCCGTTTTACTGGGCGTCAACTGGACAGGGTACAACTACTAGGTTGCCACAATTAACACAGGTTGCATCTAAGAAGTACCAGACTAACTCGTAATCTTCAAAGCTAGCCATAACGCTAAAGACTTGTGAGCCACACGGACACACGTGAAGTGGTCCTAAACCCCGCAGATCGGTTCCGAAAGGCTCAGGAAGGGCATTCCTACGCCATCTAAACGATGGCAGGGTTGGTAGACGGAACCGCAGGGTTACTGTACGGTTGGTACCACTGCGCCCATTGAGGGCGCCCGTCTGTTTAATTCGCCTCACGGCTCATATTGTAGTGCCTAGTAGGTGTCGCTATGCGACGACACGCCGTAGTGGTGATAGCATACTAGTATGACAACAATCGCAGCGCTTGAGGGTATTGATTACGCAGTTCTAGTAGCTGACTCACAGATCACAGAAGATAATCTTGTGACGTTAGCCACCAGTACACCTAAGATCGTTGAGGTTGGTAAGTATCTCATCGGTATCTCAGGTGATACGAGACCAGGTGACATCCTTTCGTATAACTGGAAGCCACCGATGTATCGTGGCGAAGATCCAGTGCAGTTTATGGGAAAGAAAGTAATACCAAGTATCAACCAAACATTTACCGATAACAACTACGACTACAATAAGGTGGATAAAGATGGCGGTTTTGATTATCTCGTTGCTTTTAACGGCAATATCTTTCGTGTTGCTTGTGATCTCTCTTTTTTCCAAAGCAATGTCGGAGCATATGGCATCGGTTCTGGTGGTCAGTTTGCTCTTGGCTACCTTTCTTCAGTTATCAAACCTGATATGGAGTTAGCCTTTGCTAAAAGACACGCCCGTAAAGCAGTAGAGATTGCGTCGGTGCTTGACGCTAATACTGGTAAGCCCATACAGTTAGTAGTCCAAGAACGGTTCTAGGAGGAGCTATGGATAACGAGGGCGTGCACATCAAGCACGAGATGAAAGAGATCTTTGCAACAAAAGAATACGCTGCACACCATTGGTTCCAACAAGGTTGGATGGCTTGTAGACTTGCGTATCTATTGCACGATAAGGATAACAATGACAGCAACTGACCCAAAGGAACTACTGTTAACCGCACTACGTGCAGGCGATGCTAAGCGTTCACGATCTACACAGGTACAGATTGGTCCATCAGAGGTAGGTGGTTGCCGACGTAAGGTGTGGTACCGACTTAACGATCAACCTGAAACTAATGACAACGAATTAAAACTCGCTGCAATTATGGGTACTGCTATCCACGCAGAAATTGAAAGAGCGTTAGCAGATAATCCAGATGTATTGATTGAGACATCAGTTGAATACAATGGAATGAAAGCACACATTGACTGTTTCGTACCTGGTACTGGTGATGTGATTGACTGGAAGACAAGCAAGGTCCGGAACCTTTCTTACTTTCCATCAACACAACAACGATGGCAGGTACAGCTATACGGCTACCTCCTAGCTAAGAACGGCTATGCGGTCAACCGAGTGTCTCTTGTTGCAATAGCACGGGACGGGGACGAACGTGATGTCAAGGTTCACACCGAGGATTACGATGAGTCCATTGCACTAGAAGCACTCGGTTGGCTAGCGGCTGTTAAGGAAGCAGCAGAGGCGCCAGCACCAGAGAAGGATGCAAGTTACTGTCAACATTACTGTAAGTACTACGACTCATCAGGTGAGATGGGATGCGTTGGTCTAAAAAAAGAACGTACACCAGTCAGTGATGTAATCATTGATGATGCAGATATTGACAAGAATGCACTGTTGTATCTACAGTTAGCAGCACAGATTAAAGAGTTAGAAACACAACAGGATTCTTTGAAGACATCCTTTGAAGGAGTACTGGGTACTACTAATTCAGGTATCGAATTAAGTTGGACAACTGTTAGAGGGCGCGAGTCAGTTGACAGTGAGCAGGTAGAAAAACTATTAGGGTTTGTCCCTAAGAAGGTAGGAGCTGAAAGCCAGCGACTATCAATCAAACAAAGTGGAGGCAAGTAAATGGCTACAGAAGGAACAAAGTTCCAAATCAATTACAAGTTAAATGATGGAACACTTATCAATCTTTACGCAGCAACTGCAACAGAACTAGAGGCAGGTCTTGCAGACCTTGCTATGAACGCAGCAAACATCCGTTCAACTGGATCAGAACTATCAGGTGGAGTACAAGCACCAGCACCAACAGTTGCAGCAATCGCTCAGTCATTTAATGCAACACCAGTTGCACAGGCACCAGCACCACAGGGTTCAGGTAATACCTGTAAGCACGGTGTTATGTCACTACGTTCAGGTGTAGGACAAAAGGGTCCGTGGTCAGGTTATATGTGTGCAGCACCTAAGGGTGCGCTAGATAAGTGCGACACTATCTGGGTTCGATAACTAATGCGGGAGCCAAGTCAATACGAAGCTCCTAGTTGTGCAACTATCGGTGGTGACTTCTGGTTTCCCGATAATGAATCTGGTATCCCTGGTGCATCTACAGTTGATGCTCTCTTTGCAAAGAACATTTGCAAGAGATGTCCTCACCGTAGAGAGTGTGCCGAATGGGGTATTAAGAACGAGGCTCACGGTATCTGGGGCGCTCTGACGATTAGAGATCGTCAACGCATCAGACGTGAGCGAGGAATCAAAATCTATCAGGAGGACGACGTTGCTTAATCTTTCCCGCGCTTGGAGTGGAGTGCTTACCAAAGCCACACCACTACCGGATGTGTGGGATGGGTTAGCAGCCGAAGGTATTAAGTTTCGCAGAGGCCAAGTATGTATGGTAGCTGCTGCACCTAACGCTGGTAAGTCTATGTTCGCTCTGATCTATGCAATCAAAGCCAAGGTTCCTACGCTTTTCTTCTCCGCAGATACTGATACTACAACTGTAATGATGAGGTCTGTATCGCATCTATCTGGTCACTCACAAGTGACAGTAGAGGCAAACCTTTCAGACAACAGCCAGTATTACAACGCACACTTAGACAAACTTTCACACATCAAGTGGGTCTTTGATTCTTCTCCAAACATTGATGACTTGGAGTTAGAGATCAGGGCTTACGTTGAACTCTATGGACAGCCACCTGAGTTGATTGTCATTGATAACTTAATGAACATAACCGCTGAGACGGACAACGAATGGGCAGGACTAAGAGCAATTATGATGGAGCTACACGATATGGCACGCAAGACTGAGGCCTGTGTAATGGTGCTTCACCACGTATCAGAACAGTCAGAGTATGGGTCACCTAGCAACCCACCTCATCGCAGAGCAATTCACGGAAAGGTCAGTCAGTTACCTGCACTGATACTTACACTGGGCTATGACCCATCACAAGGAATACTAAAGGTAGCACCTGTCAAAAATCGTTTTGGCGCACATCT